AAATGGACAGCACAAAAGGACATGGTGCTGAAAAGAAAGGTGCAGGCGAATCAGCTGATAACAAGCAATCGATTTTCCGTAGCAAACGATAGTAAAAAGGAAGACTATAAGTGAAAACTACACTAGCAGAACATCTGAGCTTCGATCAGGCTAAAATCGTAATTGAGCGTGATGAGCAGGCGGATGGTAAGTCGTTACATTTGAGTGGCATCTGTATTCAGGGTGACATTCGTAACGCTAATCAGCGTGTTTATTCTTCTAAAGAAATTGATAGGGCTGTCAAGACGCTCAACGAACAGATTTCTGGGGGGTATTCAGTGCTAGGTGAAGTTGATCACCCACAAGATTTACGCATCAATTTGGACAGGGTCAGTCACATGATTACAAAAATGTGGATGGATGGTCCAAATGGCTACGGAAAACTTAAAATGTTACCAACGCCGATGGGACAAATTGTTTCATCGATGTTGGAATCAGGAGTCAAGTTGGGAGTCTCAAGTAGAGGTTCGGGAGAAGTTGACGGAGATGGTAATGTTCAAGGATTTGAAATTATTACTGTTGATGTCGTAGCTCAACCATCTGCCCCGGGAGCATATCCAACACCAGTTTACGAACACCTTATGAATGCACAAGGTGGCTACAAGGCATTTCAAGTGGCACAAGAAGTACAAGGCGATACACAGGCACAAAGATATATAGCAGAGAGCTTGAAAAATTTTATTTCAAGTCTAAATAAAGCGTAGGAGAATCACAATGCTAGAGTTTGTAAAACAACTATTTGAAAACAATGTGATTTCCGAAGAAGTCAAGTCGGAAATTGAGACCGCTTGGGAAAAAACCGTTCAAGATAACCGTGATAATGTTACTACACAATTGCGTGAAGAATATGCACAGAAGTACGAACACGATAAGACCGCGATGGTTGAAGCAGTTGAGAAAATGCTGGCTGACAGAATTACAGCAGAGCTTTCTGAGTTTGCTGAAGACCGCCAAGGACTTATTGAAGCTAAAGCAAAATATGCTAATAAAATCGTAAAAGATTCAAAAGCTATGGAAGCATTTGTTCTTAAAAATCTTAAGAATGAATTAGCAGAACTTCGTGAAGATCGTAAAGCAGTTGCAGGTAACGTAGCCAAACTTGAATCTTTTATTGTTGATGCACTTTCGAAAGAAATTGCTGAATTCCATGCTGATAAGAAAGACTTAGCAGAAACCAAAGTTAAACTTGTTAGAGATAGCAAGGCTAAATTTGAAGAAGTTAAGAAAGACTTTATCAATAAAGCATCGAAAATCGTTGAAGGTACAGTATCGAAAGGTATTAAATCTGAAATGGTACAATTGAAAGAAGATATTCAGGCAGCGAGAGAAAACGACTTTGGTCGTAGACTTTTTGAATCGTTCGCAAGTGAATACGCTACTAGCCATTTAAATGAAAAATCTGAAACTTCTAAACTTCTTAAAGTTGTAAAACAGAAAGAAACTGAAGTAGAAGAGGCAGCAAAGATTGTTGCAGAATCTAAAGAGTTAGTGGAAAGTCGAGATGCAGAGATTGCTCGTATCAAAGATAGCGCAGCTAGACAAGATGTAATGGCAGAATTGCTAGGACCTCTTGCAGCAGAGAAGCGTGAGGTAATGGGTGAGTTACTAGAATCTGTACAGACTAATAAATTACACGCAGCTTATGACAAGTATATTTCTTCTGTAATGGAAGGAAGTGCTCCATCTAAAGTGGCGTTGACAGAGGCAAAAGAAATAACAGGCGATAAAGCACAAGGCAATCAAATTAGCAGTAGAGAAAAAACTGCTGAGATATTTGACATCCGCAGGCTTGCGGGCTTAAAAGTTTAAGGAGAAAAACAATGTCACAACTACTAGAAAGTCGCTGGTCAGAAACCAAAGATGCCCTTTTAGAAGGACTTCAAGGTAACAAGCGTACTGTTATGGCAACAACTCTAGAGAATACCCGCACGTATTTGAACGAGTCTGCCACTGCAGGTGCTACTTCTGCCGGTAACGTTGCAACACTAAACCGTGTGATCCTTCCAGTGATCAGACGTGTGATGCCTACGGTCATCGCTAATGAACTAGTTGGCGTTCAGCCAATGACTGGACCTGTTGGTCAAATCCACACACTAAGAGTACGTTATGCTGATGCATTCAACTCTGGAAGTGGAACTGACACTACAGCAGGCGACGAAGCACTATCACCTTTCAAGATTGCAGAAGGTTATTCTGGTGCTACTAATGATAAAGCAGCTTCTACAGCAGCTTTAGAAGGTGTAGCTGGAAACAGATTAAGCATTCAAATCTTGAAACAAACTGTTGAAGCGAAAACTCGTAAGTTGAGTGCTCGTTGGACGTTTGAAGCTGCTCAAGATGCACAAGCTCAACAAGGCATTGACATCGAAGCAGAAGTAATGGCTGCTTTAGCACAAGAAATAACAGCTGAAATTGACCAAGAAGTTATTCAATCATTGAAAACACTTGCTGGTACGGCTGCTTTAACTTATGACCAAGGTGCAGTATCAGGTACTGCTACTTTCGTTGGTGACGAACATGCTGCTTTAGCTGTTCAAATCAACAGAGTTGCAAACTTAATTGCACAGCGTACAAGACGTGGCGCAGGTAACTACGCTGTTGTTTCACCAACAGTATTAACGTTGTTACAATCTGCTACAACTTCAGCGTTCGCAAGAACAACTGAAGGTACTTTTGAAGCACCAACAAACACTAAGTTTGTAGGAACTTTAAACAGTGCAATGCGTGTGTACGTAAACGGTTATGCAACTGACGACGATGTGTTGATCGGTTACAAAGGTTCTTCGGAATCAGACGCACCTGCGTTCTACTGCCCATACATTCCTTTGATGTCAAGCGGTGTTGTACTTGATCCAGGTACATTTGAGCCAGTTGTAAGTTTCATGACAAGATATGGTTATGTAGAGTTAACAAACACTGCATCATCTCTTGGTAATGCGGCTGACTACTTAGGCAAAGTTGCAGTAACATCTGCAAACCTAAGATTTGCGTAAGCAAGTTTAGATTTTTTAAATCTACTAAAGGGCGGTATTTTTATATCGCCCTTTTTTTATGACTAAATAATAGTATCGTTCATCCCAATCGGGACGGAAGTAGCATTATGCGAAGGAACGCACCTAACTTTAAAAAGGAGGGTGTTATGAACAGATTCGATCATTTACACAAAACATACCGCGAGGCAAAAATGAGAGCTCGTAAGGAACGCATCTTAATGATGTCACGTTCTGAGCCAAACATTAATGGTAGTGGTACTAGTGGATATACTGTAAAAAGTGGCGAGAATACTGGCAAAGTACTAAAACATATTTCTGTTACTTCAAGTAATAATATATAGTTTTATCCAAAATAAAAGAGGTTGACAAATACTTATTTTGTGTTATATTAATAATATAGCAACAAAAGAGTAATTAACTTTTGTTTATAGTGCAAGGAAGAGGCCTTTACCAGAAGGGTCGAACTTGACTAGTTAGGGGTGGTACCCAGGTTCAAGGTTGAGAGACTGAGGATCACATTGCTCTACCGAGCGGAACTAGGTTGTGCGTGATAGAATGGTATTCTGTGTACGTGCTTGTAGGTGTAACCAAGTCCTACCTATTTTGCTTATATTTTAAAAAGGCGCTACGGCGTCTTTTTTCTTGACTAACTGTCCAAAATACTATATAATACTAGCATGGAGATAAAAGACGACAAAGACTTCTCTTTATTAAGAGAACAAGTGAAAAAATGGAATAAGAACCATTCTATGTTCAAACACGATGTTCGTCAGTTATCTAAAGCACTAGAAAAGCTCATTGATAATCATAGTCAGCACATGATTATGCACAGGCAGACAAAACGTACTATACATTTAGAACGTGCCCAAGCAGAAATAGACAATATCAACATTCTCCTTAAAACTGTTGGACAGCAAGAACTCTTATCTATTCTTAGCAGAAGATAAATACTTGTGTCTAAAGTGTGCCGCATAGTGTGGCGGACTTATGCTGTTTAACCCACAGCGTAGCGACTAGAACTCGCATAGGACTACTTAATAGGAGAAAAAAAATGGGAAGACCACTTAATAAAAGATTGTTTGGTGAGCCAACAGCGGCTGGATCAGAAATCAAAGTCAACTTTCATAACGGCTCAGCAGTTAAAGAAGGTTATATCGTAAAGCAAAAAGGTTCAAAGAAATTTGTCTGTGAAGAAATTGAAACAGCAGGTGAATTTACTTGTGTACTAACAACTGGTAAATTACCAGCAGCATTAACAGCAGGCGAAATGTCAATTTCATTTAATATGGACGACAGTGAAACTTATCTAGTAAGTAAAATTGCTGGAAAGAAAGCAACACTATCAGCACCATCTGCAACAGGTTCAAACGCATATGACGGTTTGACTGTTCCTTGGAACTTTGCAACTAGTACTTCAGATGGCGCAGCACAAGTTGAAGAAGCTGGTGATGACAACACATTATCTGGTACAGATGATGATGACTTCACTGAAGACGCTTAATAATTAAAGGTAACGGATAATGGCACAGTTAGTACAAACCAATGGTGATTATACAATCAAAACAGGCGAAGGGTCGAATGTAAAATTTGATACCGGTGCAGGTATTGGTGAGGTTCGTATTACTGGAAACTTAATTGTTGAAGGTGATACATTAACTGTTCAAGCTGAAAACTTAAACGTTAACGATAACATTATTGAATTAAATTATGGTGAAACAGGCGCAGGTGTTTCTCTAAGATATGCTGGTATACAGATTGACAGAGGAACCGAAACGCCTGCTTCATTCTTTTATGATGAAAATGATGATACGTTTAACATTGCAAAAGGTAACAGCGGAAGTTACAATTTTAATGATAGTAGTCTAAGATTAAAAACTATTACAACTAGCGATACTACAGATGGGGGAGATTTAACTCTTATCGGTTCAGGACTAGGCGTTGTAAAAGTTATTGGTACTACAAATTATAAAGATCAAGTAACAGACGACGATGACATTCCTAACAAAAAATATGTTGACGATGCTATTAGAGATAATCCAACATTCCAAATTATTGATAATGACACAAGGGTCATTGTTACTGATAAAGATGTTAGTGGTGCATTAACTTACTTGATTGACAATACTGGATATAGTTCCTTTGGAGAAAGTGCTATTTCAGTAATTGTTGATGGTTCATTAGGTGCTCAATTTTATTCTAATAGAGCAGTAATTCAAAACCTTGAATTTATTAACAACGAAATAACAAACAACGATACTAACGGTAATATCTTTTTAAGAACACAAGGTACAGGTAAAGTTAAACTTAACTACGGACTTGAACTTGAAAAAATTGCAGTTACTCCAGCATATGTAAACGAATCAACTATTCTTTATCACAATGAAGAACAGTTAGGTCAAACAGGTGTGTTCTTTACCAATGGTACTAGAACTGGAGAACTAGTAAATAGAAACAGAGCATTACTTTACAGTATGATATTTTAAAGGAAAAACAAATGATTAAAAGTACAAAAGTATCTGCAACAAGTGTTAGTGTTCCGGAAAAAGTCTATACTAGTACAACTACAGGTGCTCCTATTGGAGGCAGTGTTACAGGACAGGTAAACGCAATTACTACAATGATCCTTTGTAACCTTGGTACTCCAACTATTACGGATGAGTCTGTTAATACATGTAATGTAAGTGTGTACTTAGTAAAAGCTGGTGATACACCGGATACAGATAACATTATTGTTAACACATTAATTGTGCCTGCAGGCGAAACAGTATTTTTCAGTGATGAAAAAATTATCTTAGATTCAGGCGATGAAATTTGGGTTGGTACATCTGTAGCAGATTTAATTACTGTTACAGTAAGTTCAATGCAAGTGTAGAGGAAAACTTATGAAGTTTTTAAAATACCAAAATACATCTAGATATAGTCCAAGCGATAATTCTATCTCAATTAATCCTTATGGAAGAGTTGTAATGGGTACAAGTGCTGGATTAATGTTACCTAAAGGAACGTCAGCACAAAGACCAGATTTAGTAGGTGTAAGACAACCAGGCACAGCAGACGGAACTATTAGATACAATACTGACATTACTGCTATTGAAGCATATGTTGGCGGCAACTGGGAATTAGTTGTGCAGCCTGCGGCTTCTGCTATTACAGTACAAACACTAGGACCAGGAGATGGGGTTGAAACTGTGTTTGGACCAGTATTTGAATCAACAAGTGCAAACAACGTTTTATGTTTAATTGAAAACGTATTACAAATTCCTACAACTAACTTTACACTTGAACAAAGTACTGCTGGAAATTTAACAGGGCCTAATCAACCATACGCAGACGGATATTATTTTAAATTTAATTCTCCAGTGCCAGCTACCAAGTATCTAACAACCTTCTACGGATTCTCGAACTAATGTCACAAGTAGGGCGAATAGGTGGACATTTATTAGATCCAAATCTTGAAAGACAAGGAATTGATCTTGCCTTTAAGAATACCAATTTTGATGCAACTCCGATATTATACTTAGATGTTACTAATAATAGAATTGGTGTTAAAACAGATTCCCCTCAATACGACCTAGACATTCAAACAGATGTTTCAACAACCAATGCTGACGCAACAGCACAAGCAAGAATAGATAACGTTCTTATAAATGCACCTGCAACATTTTCAACTGTAGTAGGTCCTTTAAATATTGTTCCTGCAACAGACCAAGATTCAATTGTCTGGGAAAGATTACAAACAGACAATTTAGATATTAGCGATAATTTTATACAAGGTAAAAGCACAGACGATAGTATTACTTTAGATACAAGTGGTACAGGTACTATTAATGTTCATGCAAACACAAACATGACAGGTAACCTAGCTGCAACAGGAGACATTAACCTAGATGGTAATGTAACACTAGCAGGTAATATTATAGTAGGTGACAGTTCTTTTGCTACTGCTGAAATTAATCCTGACTTAACACAAGACATTTTACCACAAACTGATAACACATTAAGTTTTGGTCAAGATGAGCGCGACTCTTCACCAAGAAGATGGAAAGAATTACATACACCCGATAACTTATTAAACACAAACAATGTTCGTCCTATGGGAGCGTTGATTAGTAATCAACTTAGTTTCAGAGGAGAAACTGGAGATCAAGTTTTAGAAACACCAACAATTACAAGTACGCAATCAAATGAAGATACAATGTTAGTTTCTGGTACAGGCGATTACTTTATTAATGGAACCAAGATAGAAACTAATAATATTCATAATACTGGTAACGATGCTTTTAGTTTTGGAAACACTGGCATTGGTTATTTAAGATTTATGGGCGACAGTGCATTTAAAATGCCAGCAGGTACAAATGCTGAACGTCCGGGATTACCAGAAGTTGGTGATACTAGATGGAACACAGATGAACAAATTATGGAATGTTTTGCTGGTATTGTTGAAGCAGTAACAGTAACAGGAACATTTACAGGATTAGCAGATGCGGCTAATATTGTTTCAGGAACTACTACTACAAACTCCGTATACGGAACTGATTTTAGTTGTAGAATGAACTTATTAGCAGAAACGGTAACAGTAGTTCAATTCTTATCGCAAGGAATTGGATATCAACAAGGCGACCAGATCGTAATTCCAGGAACTAGACTTCCGGGTGGTTCTAGTCCAGCTAACGATATCACTTTAACAGTAGGCGCACAGGCCAATGATGGCTACGCAGTAGCAACTGGTGGCGGTGCTGAAATTAGTGAATCACTAATGGAAGATTTAGGCGACGTATATAGCCTTATCCTCGGTTAATTAAGACAATTTGCTAAATACTACTGTTGATGCCGACCAAGCATCGATCTTTTACTGTGGTTAGCCCGCAATGTAAGGTGGCTAGAGGGACAGGATCCCCGTGAAAAGGAGAGCGTAATGGCAATTGGTCGTATTTCGGGTCCGCTCTTAAAGGCGAATCTCGTTAGAAACGGGGTTGATTTAGCTTTTGAGAACGACTTACTTTACATAGACGTAAACAATGCTCGTTTAGGAGTAAACAACTCTTCTCCCACCACGGATATCGATGTTGTAGGTACAACAAGATCAACAACACTCACAGTAGACAATCAACTAGATGTAGGAAATTTAAGCATTACTGGTAACACTATTTCCAGTTCGCTTGATACCATTTCATTTGCACCTTCAGGTTCAGATCCAGTAATTTATAATTCTAAGTTACAAGTAGATGATTTGCAACTTACAGGTAACACAATTTCAACAACAGTTTCTAACACTAATTTAGAACTCCGTCCTAATGGCGCAGGCACATTAGAAGTTGTAGGTAATACAAATATTACTGGCGACTTGTATGTTTCTGGTAACATTAACACAGGTGGTGATATTACCATTGGTGGTAACATTGTTATTGGTGACGCAGATACAGACACTATTGAGTTCAATGCTTCGATTGCAAGTGATCTTATTCCAGAGACTGACAACACATATACGTTAGGTAACGCCACAACAAGATGGAAAGAAATCCATGTTGCTGATTTATATACAACAACATTAAATCTTCCAACACTTGACATTGGTGACTTAACATTTAGAGATAGCACAATTACAGCAGCAACTGGTACTGACTTTACTATTGAAGGTAATGGAACTGGTGGCGCTAGATTAGGTAACTTTAGATTTTCAGGAAACACAATTACTAACGTACAACCAGGTGGTATTACACAGATTGTACAGAGCGGAACAGGTTATTTTAAAATTGATACCAACAACGGTTTTGTTCCACCAAGAGGTAATGACGCACAACGTCCAACTTCATATGCAGTTGCAGGTATGACAAGATACAATACAGATGCAAAAGCAATTGAAATATGGACAGGTACTGCATGGGCAAGTCCAGCAGGTGCATCAGGTGCGGTATCAGAAATTCAAGCAAACACAATTGCATCATCATATGCATTGATGTTAGGATAAAGGAAATAGTATGCCAACAGTATTTAAACAGAGCGTAGTAACAGATATTGGAACAACACCTACTGATGTATTACAAATTCAAGAAGGTGTTAAAGCAACTGTAGTAGGTTGTAACCTTGCAAACAATTCAGATTACGATACAGTTGTAGTTGATGTACAAGTTGTTGACGAAAATTCAACAGTTGGTAACTATGCAAGATCAGTACCGATACCACCGGGTTCGAGTGCTAAAGTAATTACGCAAGGCGAAAGATTAATATTGCCAGCAACGGCTGGTTTAAGAATAACAAGTGATACGGAATCAAGTGTTGATGCAACAGTTAGTTTCGTAGAGATATCATAGGGAGGTATAGAAAATGGCAAATCCATATTATTTCGGACAAAGCCCAGATGAATCACTAGGTGATAGCCCTAGATATTTTTATGCACTAAGAAGAAACGAAGATGGTGAATTATATCTTCTAAGAAGTGATCAGTTGAAAGACAAAGACTCAATTGATATTAACTTGCCAGGTCCGCCAGAAGAAACTTTTGAGGACTTAGAACCAGGTGTTGACTTCTTTGATGGTATTAATGTTAACCATATTAAAGATAAACAGAATATGTATTGGACTCAATATAAGTGGGACCAAAGAAGCATATTGTATTATGTAGACGGAGAAGGTATGTTAGTTCAACGAATTAATCAGAACTATGCTTATCCAAACGGAACATCAAGTTAGGAGTAACTAAATGGCAGAGTTTAAGATAAGTCGAATTAGATATACATGGAAAGGCCCATGGACAACTTCTACTGCATACATCATTGATGATGTTGTACAGTACGGAGGCAGTGTATATATTGCGCTTAGAGGACACACATCAGCAACATTTAAAGATGATGTAGATTATACACCACCTGGTGATACTATTGCACAACCAGCATGGAAGAAAATGTCCGATGGTAGAGCATTTAGAGGTGCTTGGGCTGCCGCAACGACTTACTATAACGGAGACATTGTAGATGACGGTGGTACACTTTGGATAGTTGCAACAGGACACA